CTGCTGCGATTGCAACTAAGTAAGAAGATGCCGTGTAGAACTTCTTAACCATTGCCCTACTTGATAGCGTTCCTAGTTTATGGCTCTTTATAATGCCTGTAATCCAATCAAACATAACCAAACCTCCCACAAGTAATAGAGAGGTTAAAATAGGGGTTAAATAGGCTATTAAGCCAGTTGTTAAGTAGACTAAGTATTTGTCTTTCATTTTACTTTGAGTAAGGGATATAAGTAGTTTTGCCATTTACTTTTTTAGCAACCAATATTTGTTTTCTTTGTGACCTATTTGATGCAAAAGAAACGTGAACCCAATCAGGATTAGCGTCTGTTCCAAATTCCCAAATCATTTGGTCAAAATTTAAGTTGTCTTTAATGTAATCAAAGATTTGCTTGTTAGTAATGTCAGTTCCATCCATATCAATATCAATCGCTTCACCTGAGCAATGCTGGCTAGACAATGAACCACCAATAGCTTTGTTTAGCTCTGCGCTTCTATAACCTGAACTAATTATAATAGGTTTGCCAAAGTGTTCACGGATTGGTTGAAAAATATTTGCAGCTAACTTCTTAAAATTTTCGATATGCTCTGGTGTTGGCATATTGCTTATGCCTCTACGTTTTGCGGTTTCGCTTCTAGTTACTTCGGCTAATGAAAGATTAGTACTTAATTGCATATTTTATTTATTTAGTTTGATTATCTGAGGTTGCGTATTTGATACCCATAATAGTTCCGACAATAGAGAATGCGTTTGTCAACAAAACACTAAACATATTACTCCAAGTTGAGCCGATTATCTGAGTATCTTTGTTTGAAAGAATAGCGAATGAATACATAATAGTTGTAATGAAGCCCACGCTCATAATGACAAATAAAGCACTTTTCACAATCACTTTTATTAGTTCGTTTTGGCTTTTCTTGATGCTTGCGTCTAGGTCGTTTAATGCTGCATCCTTTTCTATTTCAATGGCTTCCTTTAATTTGTTTGAATTTTCTAATTCTGCTTGTAGATTAGATGACAATTCATTGATTTTATTTCTACTAACAATCATTTCTGAAATGTCGGTAGCTATCTTCATTATCTTAGTTATCTGACCGCTTTCATCAAAGATTGGGTTATAGGTAGCCTGCAAATAAATTGGGCTGCCATCAATCTTCTTCCTTTCAAACTCCCCTTCAAAGAACTTTCCGCTTCTTAGTACTTCCCAAAACTTTACATATTCTTCCGACTTACCATACTCGTATTCAACAAAGATAGAGTGATGCTTGCCAATTAGCTTGTCATGCTCATCTTCTTGAAAGCCCATAGCCTTCAAAAAGATTGCATTTACGCCAAGAATAAAGCCGTTAAGGTCAAAGTAGATAATAGCGTTGCTTCTATTAATCGCTTCTAGTCTGCTAAGTAATTCTTCTTTAGGTAAGTTTCTCATTATCCTATCGGCTCAGGTGCTTTGCAATAGTCTGAATCGGGATTAGCCTTGCAGTACTCAGTTGCGTAAACTGATTCCCAACCTGCGAATAAATGAACTCCGCAAGGCTTCGGCCATACTACATAAGCAGCAAATTGAGTAAGTGGTTCGCTTGCCCAAATAATATCCACCGCCCACAAAGGAGATAATACAGCAGGTGTAATTACTTCGCCATCCTCAATTACCGCAGGAGTAATAACAATAAAGCCGATTTCGTGAACCGCTGTTATGGCATCGCTCCAAGTTTTTGTTTTTGTGCCATTAGGCATTTCTATTTCTACTTCAATTAGCTTGCGAAGCGTTGCCCATTTGGCAGGTGTAAATTCGTATTTAATGTAATTCATTTTATAGCTTCTTTTAAGTTTTCAATCAATTCAATTACTTCTTCTTTTGACAACTCTAGTAATACCGAACTATCAAAATCTGATGCAGTTAGATATGTAACTCCTTCTTTGGTTTCTATTGTTATTGTGGTCATGTTATACAATTTGGGTTAATTCTATTGCTTCTGAATCTGATAAAGCTGCCTGATAATAAATAATTTCACTTTGATTGTTCATACTTGCGGCATCTCCAAATAATTGTTGGCTATATATTCTATTGCCACCTGAAAAAGTTTCGCTAATTGTGTTATACTTTACACCATTAAGAAATAAAATTCTACTTGTTGGGGTTGAAACTACGCAAAATTTAAATTTAGTATTTGCCGTTATAATTCCCGCACTTGAAGAATTATTGCCCCTGTCTGTTTCATTATCATAATTATCAATCGTAAGGCTTCCGTTGCTAGGTATAAATGCCACAAATTGTCTGCCTATTCCATTTGTTTGAAAGTCTAATAAAAAACCTCCAAGAGCATTAACTGAACCTTCATAATAGACGGTGTTATTTGAACTTAAAGTAACAGTTGCAACGGGAACATCTTTCAACCTAGTAACCGCACTACCTGCCGTTATGATTGGGGAGGTTGCTACGCTGCCTGCTTCAAATTGAAAATTCCAAACATATAAGCCTTTTGTTATATCTCCTAAATATGAAAAAGAATTATCTGCATCTGCAATAAACAATGAAGGAATAGCACTAACTGTTGCCGTTGCCGTTGCTGTTGCTTGTATAAAATAATAACCTTCACTATCTACTGCAATACTTGCGGAATCAATACTTGCTTCTTTTGTGCCAACACTTCCTAGCCCCGTAAGATTAAACCAAACCCTTCCCGCAACAAAAGCCCCATTTACAGCAGGGAATGAAATCCCCACAAAGTTTCTTCCATTAGGCTTTATTCTTGCGGATATTGTATATTTTAGCCCTATCGCAACGGCTGCAAATTGATATAAATAATGTCCACTAGTTGTTGCTGCTTCCATAAATGAAGCCGCAGTTGTTGTGCCTCTAGGGCTTAATGCTGCATTTGCAGTTATTGTGCTAGTGCCGTCTGTTACTATGTATGTGGCACTTAAAGCCTCACTTGATAGAATTAAATTCGTCGCTTGCGGCTCAAATAACCAACTAGGACAGCCACCGCCAACGGGATATTGAAGTCTTGGTACGTTGTTAGCAACACTTTCCCATAAGCCTGCACTATTGCGCCTCATTGCAGTTGATGCCCTACTAAATGCCAAATCCCCTGTGCCGTCTGTTGGCTTGGCTGAATAAATTTTGCTTGCTTTGTACCCGTTAGGCGTTACCAAAAGCGAAGCCGAATTATATGCGTTTCCCATATTAATTAATGTTTATATTTTGTAAATCTGTGATAGTAGTTTGCATACAATTAACCGCTTCAAACGTGCCATTATCTGCAACCACTCTTAAATTAAAAGTAGTAACTATTTGCGGCTGTGCTAGTAACTCGTTAATCTGAGCAACCATACACGAATAAGCCTCAAAAGTGCCTCCGTCTGCTTCAACTCTATCTCTAAAGTCTTTAACGATAGTAATGGCTGCTCCGCCTCTACGTCTTATAAATGGTATGCCTATGCCAAAACCTAGTGCCATAGTTAAACCTCCCTATATCCGTAGCCGATTAAACTTCCGCTTGTTGGAGTTACTGCTGCGATTGGGTCGCCATTAAACATAGGAATAATACTTCCTGCACTTAAAGTTTTGCCTGATAAGTTATATTGAGTAAGCAAATTCTGACCACCTGCACTAGTTAAAACGCTTAACACGCAATCGGCATTCACTACTAACGAAAAGAATCTGTTACCTGTTGAGGCTGCATCAATGAATAAACATCCATTGCCACCTAAAATCTTGTTTGAATCTGTCATATCTTTAAATATTATTTTTTTATTTTATACTAATTTGAAGGAACTGCGCATTCGTTGTAAGTGCTTGGAATATTTATGGTAACATTAGCAGTCCATCCGCTTACTTCATCACCTTGTGAATCGCTAAATGGGTTTAGACTGATTGAATCTTGTATTAAATACACCTTACTTGGGTCACGCAACTTGATAATTATATCCTCAATTATTTGAAGGCAATCGCTCAACACATCGTTTTCGTTTGATAGGTCTTTTTTAACAATGTCCATTACCATAATTTGCAAGTTAACTGCAATCACTTTGTAAGTAAAATTTGAAGGAGTTACATCAGCATAAAATACAGGATACTGCATAGGGCTTTCCGTTCCTAAGTCCGCAATGTCACCAAAGAAAAAGCTATTTATTTGCTCGTGGTTTGTTGCTATTGTTTGCAACTCGGCAATCAACTGATTTAAAGTGACCTTCATATTTCTTTACAAATTGTTTTAATTTCTCTACGTTACTTTTATTCTTGCTTCCTTCTTTTCTCATAACATCCACCTTCTTGGGTTATTGCCTTGATACTTTATTCTTGCAGGTATATCGTCACAATCAATATCGCCACCTAAGTACATACCATTTGAGTAGTTCTTAGCAGTTGGATAAATTGTTGAGATGTCTGCATTGCCTTGATTTAAATAAGCAGGATATTTCATGTTATTTGCCATCAAAAACAAGGTTACTCGCTCTGCATAATATTGCGCCCGATTGATTGCCTTATCCATTAGGTAACGAATATCGTTTAAACTTGCTTGCTGACTGAACTCGCTCGATTTAGTAGCTACGTTCTTGTTCTGGAACTTGAAACTTAAATCTAGCATAGACTCGTAGACGCAATATTTAATCATAGTTGGTTGAACATACGATTGAAGTAAAATGGTGTTATCTGCGCTCACGCTATTACCACTCACTTGCGTAACTAATTCGTTGTATAATGCAGTTCCCAATAATGGCAGGATATAAATATTCTGAACCTCTTTGATTGTAGGTATCAAAAGTTTTGGGTCTACGTTTTCACTAATAACACTCTCTTGCTTTAGTGCTGCTTCCCCTATAAATAGTACTGTTGTGTTTAACATCTTATTTTTTCTTTACTAATACTGAACTCCATTGATGGCGGCAAAATGGTAAATGAATATCTGTGCCTTTGACTGTCTGCCATCCGCCTCTTTTTGTCCAAACATTTCTATCAACTATGCCGCTTATCTTGTCAATTTCTGCACGAGTATAAACCTTGTTTAAGTTGAGTAATGCTCTGCAAAAATCTCTATTCTTGTTATCTCTCGGACCTGTGTATTTATACTTCACATTGAACTTTGATAACTCATCCGTCACCCTATCTAAAACGCTGCTTCTAGGTGGGACTGTTAAAATGTTCCAAGCACCCTCAGTAATGCCAAGTAATTTCTCACGCTTTAGTTTGTCTAACATAATGCCAACTCCACTTCTAGTCATATCCATTATTTTGGCTATGTCTGTCTGAGAAATTAGCGGATTCTTTTTAACTATATCTAGTAACTTTTTTTCTGCTGTGGTTGGCTCGTAAATAGTAGCGAATAATTCCTTTTCGTTAAACTCTAAATGGCTCTCGAACTCATAATGGTCATCGCTAAAAGTTATCTTCCTAGATTCAATCTCATCGTATAAATCTGCACTTTCGCCAAACTCAGCAAACACTCTTATTTCACGTTCCCAATCTTGGCTACTCATTTGCATTGGCTCTGCTTCTACTATTTCAGGTTCAGGTGGTAATCCTGCCATTTCACGCATCTCTGGTCTAGTAGCTATCTGAATTAAGGTCTGTTCAGTAAACGCAGGCTTGAACATTTCTAAAGGCATTACCTCAAGTGTTGCCGTGCTGCCTGACTTATTAGCTAAGTAGTTAAACAACTGCTCAAAATGCTGCTGAATTGGTCTGATGTAATTCTGTTCAAATAACTTAAATGAATCTATCATTTCCGCTCTGCCGCCTAATTGACCTTCAACTCTTATCCCGAAGAACATTGGTGAAGTTATCTTGTGTGCTACAAATATTTCTTGCTGAACCTGCTCATTTAATAGGTTAAATTGCTTGTCTAATTCGTTAGGCTGAATAGGAATAACAGTCGGTGCGTTGTCTACTCTATCTGAGAAGTTTATAATCCACCTACCTGCGTTATCTGTGCCTTTATGGCGTCTGTTTAACCTACGCACTAAGTCTTGCTTCTCGTCTTCAGTAGGCTCGCCATTGTTGAACGACAATATACCACCAAAAAAGAACTCATTGTGCAAGTTGCTTCTATGATAGTTTGCTATTTCTACGTCACACTCTACATAAGGAATCGCTCCAATGTATTCAGGTAGCGGATAAGTAGCAGTAGCAGGTCTGTAATCTCTGTAATAATATATTTGTGCGCCTTGCTTCTTTTCAGGGTTAAATACTTTGTATGATTTCTGCTTACTTTTTGGGTCAGCCCAATCGTTTGAAAAATAGAACTCGGTGTTGTCTACATTTGAACGAATCTTTGAAAAGTCCATGTGATAAATCTCGGCTATTGATTCGCCTACTCTATCCCAAATAACTTGCAAAGCATAACCTCCGTAAAGTAACTTGTCTAAAATGCACTTATTAAAAATCTCATCTAAAGAATCAAATCTGTTTGCGTTGGCAAATAAATCCCATACGCCTTCCATCTTTAATCCTGAGCCGTAAACGTAAGTCTGCTTTCCTGTTAAAATAGCATTGTGTTTTGCCGACCTGTTAAACAAGTCTACAAGGTATAATGGATATAAATTATCCGAACCGAAGTTCACATATTTCTTATTTTTCTCTTGATAAAACTCTGGCGTTTTGTACTTGTCTATGTCTTCGCCTGCAAACTGAACTCTACTCATAAATCTTGATTTGTGTTGTTGGTAATTCGTAAATAGTTAAATCTTGCTCAGAATAACCATACTGAACATTCCCTACTTCTAATATTATAGCACCCTCAGGCGGTGTTAAACTTGGTGTTGATAGTTGATATACTTGGTAAGAATATAAGCCCTCAATAGGTAGGTTAAACTCGCCTGCGTTATAGTTTGGGTTGGTCTTAATAGTCCAAGTGAATTTATTGTAACGCTCTTTGTATTGTGAGGTATCAGTAGCGATAAAATAAACAGTTGCATTTGTCTGAATAGAACTTAGGGCAAATAAAAAGATAGGGTTACTTATTGTCACCTTTTCTGTAAGTGTTAAGATTACGTTGTTTGCCCCTTGATTTAGTATCACCATAATTATAAATATACTTTAGCCTAAATATAATAAAAAAG